TCAACTGCTAAAAAACAGGAAAATACACACAAAAGGGGGGCCTGTAGAGAGAGTGGGCTTCATAGGTGGTGGAGGTGGTAACCGGCCCCTGGTTTATGGCCGCATTTATCCGGTTATGAGCCCGAGGGCAGCGGGATGAAAACGCGCGCCCAGCAGCCAACAGCTCGCGCATCGCCCAACGGGATTTCGAGCCTAAGTGAGCCGCTACGCGCACGCGAGCGGGGATCGCTGCGGATCATCGCCGACGGCCAGCCGACACATGCCCGCAAGGATACCAAGGGCAAGCTCGTGGCCTGCAACGAGCTGGGCGACCGGATCGGGGAAGGGCACCGCAACGCCCGGCTGACGGACGCCCAGGTGGAAGAGATCAGGGATCGGTTCGAAGCCCACCCCGTCGGCCACGCGGCCCATGAGGGCTACCGGGTCTTGTCGCGGGCCTTCGGGGTGAGCAAGCGGACGATCCGCGATATCGTGGACTACCGCCGTCGCAATGTGTGGCCCGCGAAGTGGAAGCGCGTGGACAAGTGACCATTTGTAGCTAGAGTTAGCCGACGACAAACAGGAGCTGGACCAATGACCGCGAGAGCCGATATCGAAGACATGCTGGACGAAGCCGCCTGGCGCGATCGCGTGGGGCTGGAGCGGCCCACCGCCCAAGAGCCCGGCGCGTATCTGCCTCCGGCCGACATGCTGCGGATCAACGAAGAGCGTTACCGGGACTGCCCCCCGGATGACGCCTTCGACACCATTCCCCTGATCCCGCTGGGCTGGTGGCTGGTGGCCAGCGTGGGGCTATTCCTCTCGGCCGCCATCGCCCTGTGGAACGCCTGGCCTCACCGCTGACGGGCTGCTATACCCCGGACGTTATGAAGTGTTCCCTCACCTAGCCCTCGGCCCACCGGCCGGGGGCTTTTTGCTGACCCGGTGCGCGTGCTGGCCCATGGCCTGGGCGACTATGGGGCATGGGCCGCCCAGCTTTCGAATTCAGCCAGCCAATCGCGGATCGCATCCTTGAACGGATCAGCGAGGGCGAAGACCTGACGTCGATCTGCAAGGACCGCGACTTGCCGGGCGTGGCCACGATCTACAAGTGGCTGCACCACAACGTCGGCTTCGCGGACGCCTACGCCGCAGCCCGTGAGGTGCAGGCCGAGGGCTTGGCGGACAAGGCCCAACAGATCGCCGAGCGCACCCACGTGCAGCTCCCCAACGGTCTCTACGTGGCCGCTGACCCGCAGCGGGACCGGCTGGCCGTGGACACGATCAAGTGGCGCGCCGCCCACCTTCGGCCGAAGGTCTGGGGCGATAAGCAGTTCGTGGAGCACTCGGGCTCGCTGACCCTGATCGACGTCAGCGAGGAAGAGCTGGTGGAAGAGCTGCTGGCCCTGGTGATCTCGGGCCGCCTGCCCTTGCCCAACGGCGCGCAGCTCGTGGTGGACGATCCCGAGCCCGACGACTTCGACCACGAGGACTTGGCGTGACCAGCGTTCTGATCCTGGCCGCGCTGTTGCCGCTGTGGGCCACGTGGCTGCTGGCCGCCACCATGCTGGGCAAGTGGCTGAAGGGCCGCCGCCAGCGGACACAGCGGGCCATCGTGGAAGAGGCCCTGGACCTGAAGCCGATCCGACGCTGGCGGCACGGCCGCAACGGCTGGCGAGCGCCGCTGTGATCCACGTCAAGCACCTTGACGGCACGCTGGTGGCCCTGGACCGGGCGGCTCTTGAACGCATGGTGCTGATCGGCCGCGAGCTGGCCCGCCGCAGGCCCTGGGCGCCCAACCCCGACAAGCCCGACGCCGAGGGCGTGCTGCAACCCCACCCGCAGCGGCTGGCCTACGAGAGCCTGGCCGATATCACCGGCTACGGGGGCGCGGCCGGTGGCGGCAAGACGGACCTAGCCTGCGGCCTGGCGCTGACCAGGCACCGCAAAATCCTCATGCTGCGGCGCGTGGGCACCGAGCTGCTGGGGATCGAAGACAGGATTGAAGAGCTGATCGGGTCCAAGGACGGCTACAACGGTCAGAAGAAGGTTTGGAAGCGCACCCGCACGGACTACGTGCCGGGGGTTGACGGCCGCGTCCGGCCCAAGCCCGTCAAGCAACAGATCGAATTCGCCAGCCTCCCGAACCTGGGCGACGAGAAGGGGTTTCAGGGCAGGCCCCACGATCTGATCGTCTATGACGAGGCGGCCAACTTCCTAGAGCAACAGGTCCGCTTCCTGCTGGGCTGGCTGCGGACCACGATCCGGGGGCAGCGGTGCCGCGCCCTGCTGTGCTTCAACCCACCGACCACGGCTGAGGGCCAGTGGATCATCGCCTTTTTCGCCCCCTGGCTGGACCCCATGCACCCGAACCCAGCGGCCTACGGCGAGCTGCGCTGGTTCGGCACGGTGAAGGGCAAGGACTACCCGGTGGCCGATGGCCGCAAGTTCGTGCTGCACGAAGACCAGCCGGATTACGACTTCGACCCGGACGACTATCAGGGCGAGCGCGAAGCCCTGGTGATCACGCCCCTGTCGCGGACCTTCATCCCGTCGAAGGTGACCGACAATCCGCACCTCATGGGAACCAACTACATGGCCCAGCTCCAGGCCCTGCCCGAACCGCTGCGCAGCCAGATGCTCAACGGCGACTTCATGGCGGGCATGACCGACGACGTGTGGCAGGTGATCCCCACGGCGTGGATCGACGCGGCCATGGCCCGGTGGAAGCCCAAGGACGTCAAGCCGCCGATGGACAGCGTGGGGGTGGACGTCGCCCGAGGCCGCGAAGAGGGCAACAGCGAGGGCGACGAAACCACGATCAGCCGCCGCCACGGCCGGTGGTACGACAACCTGCTGGTCTACCCCGGATCGCAGACGCCCAGCGGCAACGAGACGGCGGCGCTCACCCTCATGGCCCGCCGCGATCTGGCCCCGATCCACATTGACGTCATCGGTGTGGGGGCGTCGCCCTACGACATGCTGCGCAACCAGGGCCAGCAGGTCATCGGCGTGGACGTGCGGGAAAAGGCCTTCGGCACCGACAAGTCCGGGCGGCTCCGGTTCCCCAACCAGCGCAGCGAGCTGATCTGGAAGTTTCGCGAGGCCCTGGACCCGGACAACAACAAGGGCATTCAACTGCCCCCGGACCCCAAGCTGAAGGCCGATCTGGCCGCCTGGACGTGGCAACCGAAGGGGACGCTGATCGTGGTGGAGAGCCGCGAAGCCGTGCTGAAGCGCATCGGCCGCAGCCCCGACCGCGCATCGGCCGTGATCCTGGCCCAGCTTGAAACGCCCAAGCTCCACATGGCCCAGGTGGTGGGGTCGAAGGCCAAGGAACACGATCCCTACGCCAACCTGCGCTGACGGTGCGCGTGCTGGCCCCCGCCCGCCGTATCTCTAGGCATTCGAAGCCTCGCCCAGGAGCCGCAGCCCGTGTGTACGCCCATCGTTGTGGACAACCGCCAGAGCCTGGACCTTTCGGGGTTTGACCCGGTGGCCGAGGCTAAGAAGAACGCGGCCAAATCCGCCCCTGCGGGCACCGTGGACCCCAACACCGCAACCCCGGCCACCAACCCCGCGCCCAGCACCAAGTCCACCACGGGCGTGCAGCGCGACACCCCGGCGCTGGCCGCCGATGAAGGCCGGGTGTTCGTGCCTGGGGCGCCCTACCCCGGCGCGGTGCAGGACACCACCAGCGGCACCACGGCGACGCCCGACACCAGCCAGCTCGCGGGAAACGGCGACAAGGGCATGGGGCCTACGCCTGAAACCGGCATGAAGAAAACGGACCCGGTGGTTGATCAGAACACCTTGCTGATCAACAGCCTCACGGAAATGGCTCACAAGGTCACCGATCAGACGTCTTCGATCCTTCAGGCCCAGAAGGACGCATCCTCGGCTCTCAACTCGGGCTTCCTCGATCTCACGGCCAGCCAGCAGGCGGCCCTGGACGCGGCCGATCAGCTCCGCAAGAACACCGGCCAGGCCAGCCGCAAGCCCAGCTACAGCCTGTCCATGGCCAAGAACCGCCAGGCCAACGCCAACGGGCTGTCCAGCACTATGCTGACGGGGACGGGGGGAGTGCCCACTAACCAGCTCGCCCTCGGTCGCGCCCAGCTTCTCGGCGGGGCTCCCGCGTGAGCCGCGACATGACCAGGGCCGAGCGCCGCGCGGCCTTCGGCAGGAGCAAGACGGCCACGGCCGGGCCGCCCATGGATCTGATCCCCTACGCCAAGGACCAAGCGTGGAAGCGGCTTTCGAGCCTGAAGCGCGAGCGCGCGAGCTGGGACGGTCACGCCAAGGAGCTGGCCCAGAACCTCATGCCCCGCAGCTCGCGGTTCTTCGCCCAGGACCGCAACCGGGGCGGCAACCGCCACAACCAGATTTACGACAACACCGGGTTGCGGGGCGTGCGCGTGCTGTCGGCGGGTCTCATGTCCGGCATGACCAGCCCGGCCCGCCCGTGGTTCCGCATGGAACCTGCGGACGAAGCGCTGAAGGCCAGCGCCGCCGTGAAGGTCTGGTGCGCCACGATCACGCGGATGATGCAGGACATCTTCGCCCAGTCGAACACCTACAACGCCTTGCATTCCCTCTACGAGGAACTGGGCGTATTCGGCACCGGGGCGTCCATCCTCATGCCGAATTTCGATGACATGATCCGCCACACGTCGCTGACCTTCGGAGAATACTGGCTGGCCACCAACCAGGACCGGAAGGTGGACACGCTCTATCGTGAATTCGACATGAGCGTGGGGGCCATGGTCCGCCAGTTCGGGTGGGATAACGTCTCGGCCCAGGCCAAGAACCACTACAACAACCGGAATTTCGACCACTGGCTAACGGTGATACACGCCATTGAGCCGCGCATGGACGCGGACCCCAAGAAGCTGGACAGCCGCAACATGCCCTTTAGCTCGATCTATTTCGAGCTGGACGGCCCCAAGTACAGCTACCTGCGGGATAGCGGCTTCAAGGCCTTCCCAGCCCTGGCCCCGCGCTGGAAGGCCGTCGGCGGGGACGTCTACGGCGAGAGCCCCGGCATGGAGGTGCTGGGCGACGCAAAGCAGCTCCAGCACGAACAGCTCCGCAAGGCCCAGGGGATCGACTACCAGACCAAGCCCCCGGTCACCGCGCCTACCCAAGCCAAGGGCCAGGAGATCGACCTTCTGCCCGGTGGCGTGAGCTATATCGACAGCGCCAACCCGAACGGCGGCCTGAAGCAGGCCTTCGCC